GTTGCTCCAAAATAAAATGGTTGATTTTGGAATTGCCTATAAGAGACCGGGGTCGAAACAATATAGCTATATTATATTTGCAGAACCTTTTTGTAAGTTGACTGGCTATAAGATGCCCGAGAAAGTTGAGGTATAAAGATATGAAGATAACGAGAGTGCAGCTAAAACTGTTACAGAAAAGGGCACAATTACATAATTTGAACAGTGATAATTTTATCGGATGCGATTTGAGTAATGAAATGTTTACTATGACATTTGCAGTCGCAGAGGAGAAAATACAGGATTTGTCAATTGTTTTTCACAAGCATCGTAATCCGGAAATTTATATATCAGAACCATATTCACACGGGAATGCGGAAATTGAGGTGTAAAGAATGGAGATGCAGAAGTTAAAAGATATGCAGGCAACTTTAATGTCGGAACGTGGGAAGTTGTTCGACCTGCAAGCCGGGTGTGAGGGGAACAGTAAGGAATGGCATGATTACGAATGCCAGATGCAGGCACTTGATGAACAATGTGATGAGATTCGACACGCTTTGATGGAAATGGGGTGTTGCGTGTGACAGGTACGGAGATTTATGAGAATAATTTACAACATTTTCAGGTTACGAAGCGATACAGTGATAAAGCGCAATGTAAATGCCCGGCACATGATGACAGGCAAGCGTCGTTGACGATTACCAAAGGTGAAAAATGTACGTTATTTCGATGCCATGCCGGTTGTACTCTTGACAATATCTTATCGGCAGCAGGACTCGAAAAGAAAGATACATTTTATGATTCGGAGATTCCAAAACAAAGCACTTGGCGATTTTATGTTGAGAGCAGAGAAAAGCGTAAAATTGAGGCTGTTTATAATTACGTTTCTTGTAACGATTCTTATGCTTATACTAAGATTCGCTTAAGTGGTAAGAAATTCATATATGGAATATTGGCGAATGATCGCTTTACATATGGATTACCAAGAAATACACCAAGAAAATCTTTTAAGGCGATATACGGTAACATTAAAGCCATAAACAAAGCGGTAGCTGACGATATGCCTGTATTTATCGTGGAGGGTGAAAAAGATACTAATGCGTTGAACAGACGCGGTTATGCGGCATTTTGTTGCGGTGGGGCGAATGATTGGAATCCTGAAATCGCCGGTATTGTGCGAAATGCAAATGTGATCATTTTAGCTGATAATGACGATGCCGGTGTGAGTTCGGCTAATGCTATATTGCATGATGTGCAGAATGTGGCAAAGAGCGCAAGGATAATTGTTCCTATGCCAGACATCCCTAAAGCAGATATATCGGATTATTTTCAAGCAGGGCATAGTAAACAGGAATTTGAACAGATGATAAATTCCGTTACAGAAAAACGGGCGGATGTTGTGAGCCAAAAGGGGAAATCACTGGAAACCATTCTTAAGGAGATGCACGCCGAGCAATATGAAACAACAGACAAAGGTTTTGGCCGATTATTTGCTGAAGTTTTTAAGAATCAACATCGATACAATCCGTCAAGAAAAGATTTTATGAGATATGACGGCAAACGCTGGGGTGATGATATTGAGGGATTGAGCGCCCGGAAGTCTGGCAAATTGCTGTCAGATGCACTTGTCCGGTATGCGGTGAATGTTGATGCAGACGGAAAATATTTAAAAGCGGTAACTCCGTTATGCAATCTTCGAAACAGAGATGCGATGTTAAAGGACAGCCGGGACATTCATTATTTTACAAATGAACAGTTGGACACCAATGATTATTTACTTAATCTGCAAAATGGAACCCTTGATCTATCAGAAAATGCCACTCGGTTTAGAAAGCATGATCCGGATTTGCTTCTTTCAAAAATTTGCAATGTCGAGTATGATCCGGCAGCAGTGTGTAACGAATGGGAAAAGTTTTTACTTGAAATCATGCAGGGAGATCGTGACAAAATTCGTTACCTCCAGAAGATAGCCGGATTGTCGCTGACTGGAAATACGCAGGAAGAAACATGTTTCATTCTTTATGGAAGCACAACAAGAAATGGAAAATCTACATTTTGTGAAACCCTGATTTATCTTTTGGGGGATTATGCTCTGACCATGAAGCCGGAAACACTGGCAGTAAAACAGAACCTTGATAGCCGTCAGGCGTCCGGTGATGTGGCGAGACTGGCCGGATGTCGGTTTGTGAATGCATCAGAACCGCCGAAGCGAATGTTATTTGATACGGCACTATTAAAGTCATTGCTTGGACGTGATTCGATTACAGCAAGACATTTGCATCAGCGTGAATTTGAATTTATCCCTAAGTTTAAGTTAGTCATTAACACGAATTATCTTCCAACAATTACGGATGACACAGTGTTTTCAAGTGGAAGAATCAATGTGATCAGCTTTGACCGGCATTTTGAACCGCATGAACAGGACAAGCATTTGAAAGATCGATTGCGGGAAAAACGGGAATTATCAGGGATTCTTAATTGGTGTATCGAGGGATTGCGGTTGTATCGAAAAGAGGGATTAGAACCACCAGAGGCTGTAAAAAATGCAACAGAGGTATACAGGAGTGATTCTGATAAGATAGGAAGCTTTATTAATGAATGCCTAACAAAATCAGAACGTAACAGTAAGGCGAAAGATATATACGATGTATATGCCAAGTGGTGTGATTCAAATGGATATGGTACAGAGAACAAACAAAATTTTTTCGCGGAATTGAAGAACAAAGGTGTATTTTCAAATTCCGGAACAGTAGAAGGGAAAACAGTCAAGAATATTGTTAAGGGTTATATTGTCAACGATGATTTTATAACGGTTGACGATGATACAAAACTTCCATTTGATTAGTAAATGTGCAAAATGTGCAAATAATATGTAACCCTCTTATAAGAGTTATTTTTTGAATGTCACATGAAAAATGCATATTTTGCACAAATACAGTAAAATCAGTAAATACAGAGATTATTAAAATTAGATTTAATCACATTTTCTTGTAACGTTTTTAGAAAGCAGGTGTAGATGATGGACTATTTTTCAATGTATGGGGATGTATGGAAATTTCACAAAAAGTATATTGATGGAGTCAAAACAGATGATACGGCATTTTGGAAAAGCATAGTCGATGAGGCTGATGAATTAACGACCAAGTATGATCGATGCAAATTTATTGTTAATTTAGTTATGACGGAATTGGAAGAATTTGAGAGGATTTATAATGAACAAACAAAGTAAAGAATACAAACAATATATGAAATCTGATGAATGGGAGCAGAAGAGACAGGAACGCATAGCCATTGATCAAGGCTGTGTAATGTGCGGCAGACCTATAGAGAAAATCAAAAGTGTGCAAGTGCATCATGTCACTTATAAAAATTTAGGGAATGAGGATGTTTTGACAGATATATGCACTTTGTGCGGCTCTTGTCACAGAAAGATACATAATTTCTATAATCGCAAGAGGGCGTAAAGGCTAAGTTGGACGGGCATAAGTAACATCATAAAAAGATAATGAAAAATAATTAACAGCCAATGACGGCAGAAAGTAGGAAAATATGGCAAGAAATAATTATCCACAAGCCGGACTTGATAATATGGAACCGGCAGCAGTACAACAAATTGTTGCATCACTGAGGGAATTGCATGAATTAGGCAGACCAAAAACGGATGAAGAGGTTGCTAAGCGGATTGATGATTATTTTGATCTTTGCCAGAGATCAAGCATTAGACCGGGAGTGGAATCTCTTTGTATGGCATTGCATATCAGCAGAACAACACTTTTCCGATGGAATAATGGTGAGGATTGCAGTTCATACCGACAAGAATTAATACAATCTGCGAAAGCTTTTATCGGTGCGTTTCTTGAGCAGGCAATGTTAGGAGGAAAGATTTCTCCACCTTCCGGGATCTTCCTTATGAAGAACTGGTTATCGTATAAGGATGCAATTTCTATCGAAGAAGCGGTTCCGCATGAAGAACACAGACATGCGCTTACTGCTGCCGAACTTCCAATTTTAGGAGAAAAGAAATTGTCCAGTAAGGATTTACTGCCAAAATTGAATGAGATGGACATTACACAGAATTAACAACAATGCTTTGATTATGATGTGGCAGAAGCTATAGCTGGATCAGATACACAGATTGCCGGTATCGGGTTATGAAGAAAGGAATGATGAGGTATGAATAAGAAATTACCACAGGCAATGATTGTAGGAAAAGATATCCGTTGTCCTGTATGTGGGCGTAAATGGGGAGAAATTCATGGGGCTGGTGAGATTATTAAGAATTATGAAGTACGTTGCCTACGCAAATATCATGGCACATGCCATTCGTTTGTTGTAAATATTTAATGATTGGAGAGTGATTATATATGTTAAAGGTTGGATTTATTATTCCATTGATTATTATGAATGTACTGCTGCTCATTATTGTGATTGATTTTTGGAAAAATTGCAGGAGTAAGGCGGCAAAAGTTGGATTTGGTATTATGTTAACGGTATATGTTCTTGATATTTTATCACTGATTGGAGGTGCAGTATGTTAGATCGTAGAAAAACACTGTGTAATGGTAAAATCGTTGTTATCAATTTTAAAAAGTTAAACCCGCTCGATTTTGAGCCGGTGCATCATTTAGACGAGAGGAGCATTAAAGACGAACTTGCCCTGTGTGCGCCAGATGGTCGCATTTACATAAATTCAAAGAAGAACGAATCAGGGATTGTTTCAAGTGTGTTTGAACTTCTCATGAAAGAAACCAGGCAAACCTTATTAGAATATCAAGCTTTTATAGGAAAGCAGTACCCAAATATTAAGACATTTGATGATTTTATCACATGGTCAGAGAAAAATAAAGATGGTGAATCCCGTGTACAGGCGTTTACACTTCTTATGATCCCGATTGAGTTACGGCGGCGTGAAATTGAACATTCTTATAACGGGAAGATTGTTGATTTTCCATCATAAGCAATTGCAATAGCCATATTAATCATTGTATAATTTAAAAGAGAGCACAAGATGCCGTAGTACAAGGAAAAATCCGAGGTATTACGGCATTTTTCATTATATATAGATGCCAGATTCCATTGAGAACAGAGCACAAACCCTAAAAGGTGGTGTAGTAAATCAATGGAGTTAGAAAGTTTACAAATACAGATCACATCTGATGCTCATAATGCCACAGCCGCTATTAACAATTTAATAAGTCGGCTCACTTCTTTGAAAACGGCATTGAGTGGATTCAATAACATTTCTTTTGGAAATATCGTGGCCAGTGCTAATAGTGCAAATAGCAGCTTCCGGTCATTAACGACTACGATATCAAATTTATCACAAAATATGAGAACTGCTAAAGGCAGCATGACGGAATTAGGAGGAAGATTATCTGAGATCAGAGTTGATAGTTCTGCGGCATCTTCCATAGAGACTGTTGCTGCAGCAATTCGTAAGCTCGGTAGCAAAACAATAGTGACTGCAACACGAAATTTACCGGAGTTAACGGTTACTTTGAGAAATTTTGCAAAAGAGATAAATGAACTTGGAATTGTAAATTTTGATACAGCCAGTATGACGGGGGTTATCTCATCAATAGCAAAGCTTGGAGGCAAAGCATCTACACAGGCTACAAAGAATCTGCCTACGATTTCTGCACAGTTGCAGAATTTTGTTCGACAGATGAATCAGATAGGCTCGTTTAGCTTTGATATGATCAATCTTTCACAAATGGTTGCCGCCATTGGAAAACTGGGTAGTGTGGCATCTGGAAGAGCAGTAAATAACATTCCTCTGCTTGCGAAGAATCTGAAAGAGTTGTTCGTTACTCTTTCAAGTGCACCAAATGTCAGCGGAAACATCATCCGTATGACGGAAGCTTTGGCAAATCTCTCCACAGGATTGGGGCGGACACGGAGTGCGACCAGCAATGCATCAAGTGGGATGAATTTATTTGGTAAAAATGTCGACAGTGTACGGATCAAGTCATTTTCTCTTGCGTCAGCAATCGGAAAAGTGTATGCAACGTACTGGGCTTTATTCCGCGGATTTAGGCTACTTGGAGATGCCATTGACATATCATCCTCACTGACAGAGGTTGAGAACGTTGTAAGGCAGACATTCGGGCAGTATGAAAGTCTAATTAACAATTTCGCAAAAACATCCATTGAAAAATTTGGTATGTCTGAATTGTCTGCGAAACAGTTTGCAAGCCGTTTCCAAGCAATGGGAACTGCCCTTGATATTCCGCAAGGGAAAATGGCAAAAATGTCTATCCGGTTGACAGAATTAGCCGGAGATATGGCTTCATTCTATGATGTGAGCCAAGAAGATATTGCCAAGAGTCTGCAATCTGTATTTTCCGGTACTACGGCACCTATGCGGCGTTATGGTATCGACTTGACACAGGCAACATTAAAGGAATGGGCGTTAAAGCAAGGACTTGATGCGAACATTTCTTCAATGACGCAGGCTGAAAAAGCCATGTTGCGTTATCAGTATGTGCTTGCGCATACAACCAATATCACCGGAGATTTCGCACGTACAGCCGATACATGGCATAACCAGATAACCATGCTTAAAGAGAACTTCAAAGCACTTGGAGCGGTTGTTGGTGGTGGTTTAATCAATGCATTTAAGCCGTTTATCAAGGTACTTAACGCAGTTCTGCAGAAGGTTATTTCTTTTGCGGAAATGGTAACAAATGCTTTAGGTTCTATCTTCGGATGGAAGTATGAAGCAAGCAAAGGAGCAGGAATCAGCGGTCTTGCTGACGATATTGGAAGCGCGTCTGATGGCATGGACGATTTAAGCGATGCCGCAGGAAACGCAGGGAAAAACACAGGCGGTATCGCAAAAAATGCCAAGAAAGCAAAAAAGGAAATCCAACAGGCAACTCGTGCATTTGATGAATTGAAGGTTATTTCAAAGCAGAGCAAAGATAATACTTCCGGTTCTGGAAGTGGTGGAAGCGGTGGAAGCGGTGGCGGTTCTGGTTCTGGTGGCTCTGGTGGTGGAGATACCGGAAAACTAGTTCAGACTGACACCATTTTTAAGAAATTCAAAAGCGACATCAAAGACCTTGAAGGACTCGGAGAATCTATCAGAGATGCCCTTGTAATAGCCGTTGGTGGCATTGAATGGGATAAAATATATGCTAAAGCTTCCGGCTTCGGAACAGGGCTTGCGGAGTTTCTTAATGGTTTGTTTTCGGAAGATAAAAAAGGAAATAGCGTATTTACTGCAACCGCAGATGTGATTGCAGGAGCGTTGAATACTGCAATATTCGCATCAAAGGGATTTACGGATAAATTTGATTTTAAAACATTTGGTAAAAATGTGGCGCATGGATTTAATCGGTTTTTCAAGAAGTTTAAGTGGAAACAGTGCGCAGAAGCTATCAACGGATGGGTTGATGGATTTTGGAAGTTTGTCCGCGGATTCTTTGATGATTTAAGCTGGAAAGATGTATTCAACGGATTAAAAACATTTTTAAAGAATCTAACACCGGAAAGCCTTGCTACAATACTTATGTTTACCGGCGGTAAGCTTGCACCTATAGTATCGTCTGCACTTTGCTCCATACTAGGGTTTACAAGCGGAGGAAAAGGCGGAAAAGGTGGAAAGACTTTCAAACTCAACGGTCTTGGATTGGCAGCGTTTATTGCAACTATAGGTTTTCAATTGTCTGAACAAAAGACAGATTTCACATCCTCTGTTGTTGAAGCATTGGCGGCTGGCGGGGCGGCATTTTATATGTCGGGCGGAAATCCATATTTTGCGCTTGCAGGAGTAACGGTT